AGGAACTTCTGGCACAAGTGGCACATCAGGAACTTCTGGTACGAGTGGTACATCAGGAACGTCTGGTTCGGCTGGTACATCTGGTTTATTATCATTAACTGGTACAACTAATAATGGTGTAATCACATTAAACGGAACTGTACCAAATGCAACTGTTGAAAGTAACTTATTGTTTGATGGTAGTACATTGACAGTTAATGGAGCAGCTGTAATTACTGGTAACTTAGTTGTAAATGGTACAACTACAACGGTAAATTCAAATACAATAAATTTAGGTGATAATATAATCACATTAAATGGAGATTTTACAGGTTCATCTGCACCAACTGAAAATGCTGGTATAGAAGTTAGGAGAGGTAATGCAGCAACTGTATCATTCTATTGGGATGAAACAAATGATAGATGGACTTCTGATAATAATTTTAGAGTAGAAGGAAATGTAACATTAAGTGGAACAATCGATACGGGTCAAGGTGCAACTGAAGTTTACTTAATGAATCAAAATGTTCGTACAACTGATAACGTTCAACATGCAACAATTACAGCTACTAATGGTGTAAGTGTAACTGGAGGAAACCTTTCAGTAAGTGCTGGAAATATTGTAATAAGTGGTACAATTGATACTGGACAAGGAGCAACCGAAGTTTATTTAATGAATCAGAATGTTCGTACAACCGATAACGTAACATTCAATCAGGTAACTGCAAACTTAATAGGAAATGCAACTACATCAACAACGGCAACCTTTATAAATGTACAGGATACAAGAGCAACTGCTAGTACACCACAAACTCAAAACGCAAACCAGGGTGTTAGATTTGATTTCAAACAAAACTCAACAAATGGTTTAAGTGATGGTGGTACTTACAATGGTGTAATGTATTTCCGTAAATATGGTTCAACAACCGATTGGAGTGGTGGCGGTGCGAACGAATTAGGATTTACCGATAATGGTAATATGTGGTTGAGATATGGTAGTTCTACTACATGGGGAGCATGGAAACGTATAATGGATACAACATCATACGCTTTTGCAGCTAATATGGACCAAAACGTTAGAACAACTGATATTGTAAGATTTAGTCAAATAGGTTTAGGTGGTGTAACTCCTGATACTAGATTAAGTGCAAATGGAGATATTCATGTTAGTGGAATCATATATCAAGGTGGAACGGCTGGTACTTTAAATAGTTGGGGTTCTCGTACTTCAGTTAGTTCTGGTGATTATTTTATTGATGCTCGTTCATTCCGATTTGATAATGATGGATATGGGTCAAGCTGGTCATTTATTATTAATAGTTCTGGAAATGTTATTGCAAGTGTAGACATGAGAGCTCCAATATTTTATGACCAAAACGATACAGGATATTATGTAGACCCTAATGGTAATAGTGTATTAACTACTGCATTATTTAATCTAAATGCATCTTCTACTTTAAGACTTGTATCAGCTGGAACAAACGCTTCTATGATACGAGCTGGAGCTGGGGATGAATTGTACCTTGGTGGTAATGATACTTGGCAGATGAGGTTCAATGGTGGTAATGTTTTAATGGATAATGGTGGTAATGTAGGAATTAATACATCAGATTTTTCATATACATCATCCGATAACACTGCAGCTGTTGGTAGTTTTACAAATAATAGATTATTCGTAAATGGTTCTATTCAATTACTTGGTAATAACGATGCTATTGTATTCGGTAGAGGTACATCAACATTCCTTAAAGATGAAGAATTAGGATTTGGCTGGGGTGGTGGCTGGTACATGATTGATAGTACTTGGATTCGTTCTAGAGGTTCTAAGAATGTTTATGTTGATGCCTATGTTAGAGCACAAGGTTCATTTAGAGTAGGTTCTGAATATTCAATATGGGCACCTTATGGTACATATAGTGCTTATATAAGTAGAATTGCATATTTCTCATTTGATTGGAACGCCAATTACGATTCATATTCTAATCATGGTATAGCATCAACTGATTTAAATGGTAGTTTTTCAGATTCAATGAGTATTAACTCATATAATGATATTATCTTAAGAGTGGATTCAAACGATAACAATAATAATTCGTATGTTCGCTTTATGGATAATACCACTGGAAACAATACATTTGCATATATTGGTAGAGAAAGTGGTTCTCCTATTGCATATTTTGCTGGGTCTGTTTATGGCAGTATATTTTACGATTCTAATGATAGTGGGTATTATATAGACCCTAACTCAACAGGAATGACCGCCCTAAGAATGAGAGGTGGTGCATTATTTGGACCTAATAATACTTGGGGAGCATACCTTTTAGTTGGTGGTGATGGTAGAAACGGATATATAGATAGCTCATTTGCATCAGTAGCAACAACCAATGGTAATTTACACTTAGATGCTGGTAACGGATATGGTTTATATCTAAACCACTACGATGGTAATGTAATATACTTTGGTGCTGGTAATAATACTAACTGGGGTGAATTTAGTGGTGGTATTTTCTACGCATACAATCAGATGCGTTCACCAATAATGTATGATTACAATGATACTGGATATTATGTAGACCCTAACGCTACTTCAAACATTCGTTATCTAAAAGTTAATACAACAGGTACATCATCGGCAACAAGAGCACTTACAATTAAGAACGATGGGTTTGGTGAATACAACTATGGTTCATATCCTGGAGCTTGGACATCTGCATTACAAATCCAAAACAATGATAATACCAAAATGATTTGGATATCTCCATTGGATAGTGGTCAATGGGCAAACTTTAGGGTAAATGGTTCAACCGCAGGTCTACACTTTAACATGGGTGGAAGTATAAATGCTAATGGTACTACATCTTTTGAAATTTATAGTTCTTATGTTTATAGTGGATATCCGATATATGGTACTATATTCTACGATTCAAATAATACAGCATATAGAGCAGACTTTACGGATAGCGGTAATTCTGTTGTTGCTGCAGGTTCATATAATGTTCAAAATTATAATAAACCCGGATTATTATTGAACTCATCCGGAACAACATCAGCTGGTGCAGCATTTGGTATGCAGCAAGTAACTGGTGAAGGATGGACTGGTATATTTGTTGATTATGAACCATATACTGGTTGGGGATTGTATCATGATAATCCTAATAATCATTTTTTAATTACATCGGAGGGTTCAACTGGAGCAATTGGTGGAGGGTACGCTGTACCATCAAGAGTAAGTGGTAATAGAACTGCATATACAAAAATATTATTTGACCAAAATCAAGGTAATATAACTGCTGGAGGGGATGTGTATTCATATACATTCTATGATAGAAATAATACAGGATATTTTGCGGACCCATCTGGACGTTCTCGTTTAGCATCAATGGATTATGGTAATGGTGGTTACTATTTAGCTGGAGGTGATTGGGGATATCGTCATAATACCCCATTCGGTTGGATTCAGTTTGGACCTGCAAATAGTGGACATGCTCACATTTATACCGATAGAAGTAACTTTTACTTCAATGTGTTTGAAATGTATTTAAACAATTACAGAGTTGCAATGTACAACTATTGGGTTGGAAATATGTACTTAGGAAGTGGTGGTGATTTTTACGCAACTATTTTCTATGATACAAATAATAGTGGATACTATTGTGACCCTGCTTCAACAAACCGATTAAACTTTGTAAACGCAAACAACATATACATCAATGCTGGTCACATGTTATATAGTGATAGTGGTGGTTGGACAGGTGAATACAACAAAATACAATGGCATAGTTCCCACATGTATTTCCAAAAAATGCAAGAGGGATATTGGATATTCAGAAGACCTTCTGGTTCAGAACCGCATCAATTTGCAGTAGATGGTAACCATTACACTGCTTATTTAGGTTGGTTATCTAACTGGGCTAACCAAAACGTTAGAACTGATGCTGGACCTACATTCCAAGAGGTTTATGTAAACGGATGGTTTAGAAATAATACATCTGGACATGGTTTATATAACCAAAATAGAGGTATGCACTGGTATTCTAATAACGGATATTGGAAATCAGCTGGTGGTGGATATGGATATGGTGGTGTTGTAATGTACAATAACTACGAATCTGATTTAAGAGGATACTCTGGATATTGGGATGGTAGTGGATTTGGTATGTTGAATAGTTCTGGTAACTGGCAGATTCGTATTGAATATGGTAACGCTCACATGGAGTTGTATCGTATTACATATATGAACGAGGCTAGAGCATACATATACTATGATAGAGATGATACTGGGTATTATGGAGATTTTAACTCTCGTTCTCAATGGTTAGGATTAACCGATAGAGGAAAAGGTAATACAGGTTTAACTGGTAAATCAAACTATCGTAGACCTCAGGATTATACTGGAGATAGAAACTATTGGACAGGTGCTGAAGGTTGGGGTACAACTGACTTTAACTGGGTAATGGATTGGGGTTCTTGCTTCTTTGATACTTGGTCAAACCCTGGTAACCAACCTCCTGGTACTTCACATTGGACGGGTATGCAAGCATATCACTACTCTTGGACTTATGGTGCTGGTTATGGGTGGCAGATAGCAGGAGGACCTGTTGATAGATTGTGGTTTAGAAACTCTTGGGCATCTCCATCTGGTTGGAAAGCACAAATTGATTCTAACAACAGAGCAGAATATTGTTTACCAACATACGATTTTACAACAACATCAAGATTATACTTCTTATACAATAGAGGATACTATGGTACACAAACCGATTCGGCAATGTGTCAACCATATTCTACTGGTAATAATGGAGCATTCATGTCATTCCATAAATCTGGATATTACGCTATCAACTTAGGATTAGATGGCGATAACCTTATAAGATGGGGTGGTTGGTCTTCTAGATGGCAGAGATATTATTTGAATGATGATACGTTGGGTACTCCTTATGTACTTCGTGCAAACTTTGATAACTATGGTGGTGGTGGTATTTGGGTATCTGATGATGGTGACCTTTGTGACTTGAACGATGGTTACTTAGCATTAAGAGCTAGTTTAGGTTTGAGAATTCACTCTGGAAATAGAGGGGGTGGTCCAACTATCAACTTAAGATATGATGGTGTGATTATCGCATCAAACAACATTATTGCTTATGGTTCTCCTTCGGATAGAAGATTAAAAGATAATGTAAAACCTTTGGAAAATTCATTAGAAAAAGTAATGAAAATGAGAGGGGTTGAATTTGATTGGAAAGAAGGTACTGATGAATATGAAACTACAAAACTAAGACATGATATTGGTTTTATAGCACAAGAAGTTGAAGATATAGTTCCTGATTTAGTTAGACAAGATGAAGATGGTTACTTGGCACTTAGAGATAGAGGTATTCCTGCATTATTGTTAGAGGCTATCAAAGAACTGAAAAATGAATTAGATGAAGCTAGAGCTGAAATAAAAAATTTAAAAGAAAAAATAGGTTTTGAGTAAAAACCTATATATTTATATATATAAAAGGGAATAATTATGGCAATTAAAATAGCAGCAGAAATAGGAACATCGCAAGGTATAACCAATGAAGCTTATGTAAGAATACATCGCTATGTGGTGGATAGAAACAAAGGTGCATTGGAATTATATGTGAATATTTTTAAAGATGAAGAAACGGCACGATTATTAGAAACAAACATTTCTAATCGTATGGGTGCACCTATTCAAGAAAGATTTCTTGCAAAAGTAGATGCAATACCACATTGGCATTCAATACAAATGGCTAGAATTGAAGAAGAAGTTATTGATGGTAGAGTATATCAGAAAAAAGTTCCTGATTTTAGTGCACTGGAGGGAGATAATATATTTGCACAAGCATATCCTTTATTAAAAGCAAAGATAGCAGCAGATTTAATGGAAAGAAATGTAATCCAATCAGCAACAGTATTACAAGACGTATAAAACAAAATAAAATGACAACACATATAGAAGATAAAATTATATTTGGAAAAACAATTAATACTGTTTTTACTAATTTATTAAGATACGATTTAGAATACGATGATTGTGTACTTAGATATGAATTAAAGTATCGAAATCCTAATAGAGAATCAGTAGCAATTCCAGATGTTATTATAACAAATGGAGAATGGAAAGTTCCTGAAACGGTATTAAATGCATGGAGTGGTAGTAATTATTTTTTAGCAGAAAAATTATGCGAAGATTTTAATTTTACAGTAATAAGACATGATAATAGTTAATTTATAATTTATAATATTTATACTAAACAATAACAAAAATGGCAATTAATTATACTTGGAAAATAACATCCTTAAAAAAAGCAAATAGTAATGATTTAGAAAACGTTATTATTGGAACACGCTGGGAGTGTATTGGTACGGATGATTCTGATGGTGCATCTGGTACATTTGTGGGAGCAACACCATTTTCATTGAATTCAGTAAACCCTGATAACTTTGTAGAATATTCATCTTTAACGGAAACTGAAGTTTTAGGTTGGATTAAAAATCACGTTAGTGGTTCTACACCAACAAACTATTGGCCTCATATTAGTGAAAGAATTGAAAAAGCAATTGAAGCTTCTAGAGGAGTTGTTCAAGATGTAAACGAAATAGATTTACCTTGGTCACCTACATCTGGTTCTAATTCTGGTTCAATAGCACGTTAATAATATAAAAAATGATATAGTTTAAATATCCAAAGCATTATATTATGTTTTGGATATTTTCTTTATATTTATATCTGTATTTCACAACTAGCAAATACAAACTTAAAATACAAATTGGAGAAATAAAATGGCAGAAAGAATCGTATCACCTGGCGTATTCACAAGAGAAAATGACCTATCCTTCTTAGCGCAAGGAATTGGTGAAATTGGAGCAGCATTCATAGGACCTTTTAAGCAAGGACCTGTATTCGTTCCAACAATTGTGAGAACACAATCAGAATTCGAAAGTATATTCGGAACACCTGATGGGACTTATTATACTGAATATGCAGTACAAAACTATTTAAGAGAAGCTGGAGTAGCAACAATCGTAAGAGTAGGTGGAATTGGTGGATACCAAGAAGCAGCACCTATCGGTATTTTTGCATCTGGTGGACTTGCTAGTGAAAAATTAATTGGTGTATTACACTCAACTAAAAACGGAAATCAAAATGTAACTAAAGCTGTACAATTGATATCAGACCCAAGAGCAGGATACTCTGGTTCATTCTTAATGTCTGGTTCTGATTTCGGTTGGGTATCGGCATCAATTTTACCAAAAGATGCAAATGATTTATCAGATGTATTTGGTACTTCTCCATTCGGTTCTAAGAAAGCTTATACATACACATATTTTGAAAATTTAGCATCTGCATCTTATTCAAATGCAAATGGTGGTACAATTGTAACATCAGCAGTACTTCCACAACAAGATTTCGCATTTGATGCACAAGCTGCAGAAACTCCAATGGTTCAATCACAATTAATTAGTGGTGAAAGATATGACCTTTTCAAATTTGTAACTTTAGGACATGGTACATTATATAATACTAAATTTAAAATTGGTATCTCTAATGTAAAAGCAGCTGGTGAAGATGGTGGTACTGATTATTCTACATTTACTGTAACAATCCGTTCATTTGGTGATACTGATAAGAGAAAGAGTGTTGTTGAAACATTTAACAATGTAAACTTAGACCCTGCTTCTCCTAACTATATCGCTAGAAGAATTGGTGATAGATATTTTACAATTGGTTTAGATGGTAAAATGACAGAATTTGGAGATTACTCAAATAAATCACAATATGTAAGAGTTGTAGTTTCTGAAGCAGGAGCATATCCAATATCAGCAGCACCATTCGGACATGGAGCATACACTAACCCTATTAAGGCAACTAATAACGCACAAGCATTAAAAGTACAGCCTGTAACATACCAAACTAATTCTACTGGTAACTCAGCATCATCTCCAATCTATTTTAGTGGATTTGATTTTGAAACAAGCGGAATTAAGTTAGATAATGCAAACTACTTAAAACCAATTCCAACAAACGCTGAGACTGGTTCTAACGTATCATTCGCATTTGATGCAAATGGTTTAACTTATCAAATGACTGGTTCAGTATCAGCTGATATGGTTAAGAGACAATTCATCTTAGGATTCCAAATGGGATTTGATGGTACTAATCCTGTAACACCAATATTAAAAGCTGGTGAAAACGGATGGGGTGCTGGAAATACACAAGGATTCAATTGTTCTACATCAACATCATCTGGTTCAGTAGCATATACTAAAGCAATAGCAGCAATTTCAAACGCTGATGAGTATGATATCAATATGGTAGCAACTCCTGGTATTGTAAGAAGATTACACCCAGCTATTACTACTAGAGTAATTGATATGGTAGAAGATAGACAAGATGCATTCTATATCGCTGATTTCAACGATTACGCAGATACAATAACTCAAGCAACTGAAGAAGCTAACTCTGTTGATTCAAACTATGTTGGTACTTACTATCCTTGGGTTAAAACAATTGATACAAATACTAACAAACTTACAACTGTTCCTCCTTCTACATTACTTCCAGCGGTTTACGCTAGTAACGATAGATTGGCAGCAGAATGGTTCGCACCTGCTGGTTTAAATAGAGGTGGTATCGTAGGGGCAGTTAGTGTATTGAATAGATTAACACATGCGGAGAGAGACACTTTATATGAGAACAAAGTAAACCCAATCGCAGCATTCCCTGGACAAGGTATTGTAGCATTCGGACAGAAAACATTGCAAGATAAAGCATCTGCTTTAGATAGAATCAATGTTAGAAGATTACTTATCACTGTTAAGAAGTTTATCGCTTCTACATCTCGTTTCTTAGTATTCGAACAAAATACATCAGAGACAAGAGGAAGATTCTTGAACACTGTTAATCCATATTTAGAAACAATTCAACAAAGACAAGGTTTATACGCATTCAAAGTGGTGATGGATGAAACCAACAACACACCGGATGTAATAGATAGAAATATTATGGCGGGACAAATTTTCTTACAACCGGCTAAGACAGCTGAATTCATAGTAATTGATTTCAACATCTTACCAACTGGAGCAAGTTTCTCAGCATAATATAAAAACAAACAAATTAGATATTTATAATTAAATAAAAGGGCAATAAAATGGCAGATATTCTATCCTTCGATAAGATGTTCTATACGAACTTCGAACCAAAAATGAAAAACCGTTATATAATGGAATTGACCGATACGGCAATCCCATCATTTACGGTAAGTGCGGCTAACCGACCAACAATTCAATTTGAGACTGTAAAAATAGACCACATCAACGTTTATAGAAAATTGAAAGGTAAAGGTGAGTGGCAAGATTTGGAAATTACGTTGTATGACCCAATCGTACCATCAGCAGCACAAGCAGTAATGGAGTGGGTTCGTTTATCACATGAATCTATTACTGGTAGAGATGGATATGCAGAAATGTATAAAAAAGATATCGATTTTTACCTATTAGGACCTGTTGGTGATAAAATTGAACAATGGAAATTAAAAGGTGCATTTATCTCTCAAGCAAACTTTGGAGATTTATCGTATAGTACAACAAATGAGCCTGTAACAATCACATTAACATTAACTTACGATTACGCAATCTTAGAATTCT